CCCCACCTGTATGATGTCATATGATGGCGCGTCATAGATCGCACCGTAAGTGTTGACCGTGCCTGTGAACTGCAGGCGCATCCGATATGTTTGGATCAACACGTGGGCGTCTGTTGGATAATCGAAATCCACAGCCTGTGACAGAAAATCAATGGATTGCACCGGCACGCCGCTGATGGTTCCGCCAATCCGGTCCAACGCACCACGCGTGGCCGTGCCTAATGTCATGCACTGCGCATAATCGGTGGACATGCACATGACGTCAAACTGCACCACGTCCAGCGTGGATGTGCCCTGCTTTGTGCCGGACGGGTCTGCGCTTTCGATGGTGTACACAACCAGCGGCATGGCGTCCACTTGGTTTGCGATTTCCGGATAAATCCTATCCCCGGCGATGTTGCCCACCTCGGTGCTGTCTTTGAGCAGCTTATATATAACCTTTCCCGCTTCCATTACCGTGCTGCCTTTTTCCAAAGTTTGCGATGTTGGGCGACAAACTCAGCCTGCATGGCGGACATGCTGGCATTTATGCCCTTGCTGAAAAATCCTTTGTTCTTTGGACCCACCACGGGTTCACCTTTGCCGCCCATGAATCCCCGGAAGCCTTTCTGTGTGCGTGGCTTGACGCCCATCTCCACCATGTGTGCGTAATATCCGTCGCTCTTCAACAGCTGGCCTTCCTGTGGCGCACGGCGTTCACGTGCGACCATGCCACTCTTTGGAACTATCAGCACGTTCATGCGGTTCACCACGTTCACACTGACGCCAATGGATTTGCGCAGGTTGCCCGATTGAATGTCATAGTTTGGGCCGCGCTTTCCTTTGTTCTTCCTGTTGCCCCGGCGCACCTTAATGAGTTCCGGATAATCCGTGATCTGATTGCGCACGGCCTTCACCCCAATTTTGGCCACCTGCCTGTGGGCTTTCTGCACCTCTTTTTCATTCTTTGCCCCATAGCGTGCCAGCCGTTTCAACTTGCGCTGCAGGTCTTCCAACCCTTGGACGTGTCCGAGGCTGCGTGAAGTGTTAGACATTAGAGGTGCCGCGCTTTTTGCAGTACACCGTCAGGCCATCACGGCGGCCAATGGGTGCAATGCCGATGATGTCCAGCACATCATTCATATACACCACCTCAGCGGCTTCATTGAATGTGTACGCCCCAGCGTCATCGGTGGGGTTCGGGTGGCGAATCACAAAGGTCACAGAACGTTCCGGATAGATTTGGGATGCCTTCACGGATTCGGATGCGCTGCCGGGGTGTATAACCTCGGCCCACACGGTGGTGTCTGTGGTGACATCGGGCACGGGCTGCCCATACGCGTCCACGGTGGTGGTCCGCGTGCGGATCACAATGGGTTCTGAAAGCCGGCCTGCGCCCTTCATGCTTGATAGATGATTCGTTCCCCGGACACCAGTGCATCTATTCCCAACTTAACACGGGAAGTGATAGTGCCGATGACTTCATCCTGCCTGTTTTCATACAGGTGCGCACACATCAGGCGGATGGCCTGCATGAGTGTGCCGGGGATGTTGTCGTAAGCATGGCCCACAGTCATGGTGATGCGGATGGGCATGAGCGCGTGTTCGAATGGTGCCGGGTAATCGCTGAACGTAATGCGTGCCGGCTGGCTGCGTGTGTCCACGTGCCACTTTGAGGAATCCAAGGTGGACAGGGTGCCGGCGTTGTCGGTCTCATATTCCACCGCACTGATGGCCGTGACCGGTCCAACGGGGATGTAACTGCCCACCCAGCGCGGCAGGTAGCCATACGCCGTGAAACTGCCCAGCCGCACATTGCAGTAATTCTCAATGAAATTGACAGCGGCCACGCGAATGGCGCTGATTAGATCATCCTCAAGGTCATGCGTCACACGCAGGTGTTCTTTGATGTCCGCCACGGTGATGATTGAATCATAATCCGTGGCCCCGCTGATGGTCATTTGCATGACTGCAAAATAAAAGGGGCCACCGTAATGGCAGCCCCTTTCATATCATATGCGTGCGGATTATGCCTCGCCGTCATTATAGCGGGCGTGCAGGGCACCGTCCTGCAACACGTCACAATCGAAGTGCCTATGGATTGAGATGCGCACTTGGTTGTTGATGTCGAAGGTGTAAGGGTTAATCACAACGTCCACGCCGCCGAAATATCCAAGGGCCGCACCGCGTGCAAAGTCACCGAGGATGGCAACGCCTCCACCGTACTCATTGGACACCGTGGCGTCATGCGGGCAATTGCCGCTGACATAGTACGGATACCCCAAGTACCGATTAGCCACCCGATCCAATGCAGCCTGCACCGCCGTCACTTCCGTCTGTGCAGCCAATTTGCCATGCGCAAAGCTGTTGGCAATCACAGCGATGTCAGCCGGGTTGACACCGGCGGCAATGGCATTGGCCTCCAGCGTCAGCATTTCATCAGCAGTGCCGTCAAACGCATCCTCAATGGCGTCACCGTTGGTGGCGATTCCATCGAGGATGTCAATGAATGACTGCTTTTCAATGAACGCCGTGACAGCGTCAGCCAAATCACGCACCACAAGGGCTTCAACAGCTGCGCCGCCCTGCATCATGAGTTGTTCAGTCACCAACGTGAACGCGGTGGCGCGGCGCGGCGTCAGGGTGGTGGTGGCCATGTCCATGGCTGACGTTGCAGCTGCAGCACCTTCCGCCTTTTCAGCGATGGTGGAACCGGCGGACACCTTTGGAATTTTCAGATCACCCGTCAATCCGTTCAGCACGGTGATGCCAGCGCGTTCCAAAACGTTGGGGGCACGCAAAGCCTCCACAGCTGCGCCCACGTTGGTTGGAACGAATCCCAGACCGGGATCGGCACTGCTGAACAATTCACCGGCGTCACCGGCTGCACGCGTCAACATCTTGGAAGGAATGGACAACTGCCCACGGAAGTTGAGGCCAGCGGCCTGCGCTTCCCTGTTCGCTTCCTCAGTCATTTCAGCTTCCACGCCCGTCAACTGACGGCCACGGTACACCTGCTGAATGCCGCGCGTCAGGCTGTAGTTCCGCGCCATCTTGTCCATTTCGCGTTGCTCTGACCGGCTGGCTGTGTTGCCGCCGGCGAGGATGGCGGATTCGGCCAGTTTCTGATCCTCACGCATGACCTTCACCTGCCGATCCAGCTTAGACACTTCATCGGCGAGGCGTTCCAACTCACGCACGTCCACGTCCGTCAAATCACGGTCTTCCTTCACGGCATCGTCTTTGATGGCCTGCCGTTTGGCCATGTAGTCCGCCCGCAATTGCAGCAGGTCTTTCATGCTAAGTTCCACGTTCATGGTTTCTTTCTGTTTCTCAGGTTGTGCCACCTGTTCCTTTTTGCGGGCTTTAACCGAGGTTGTAGGGTAGGCGCCCGCCGTAACCGGCGACACGTCCAAGATATTGCCCACCTGCATCACCCTGCGCACGCCATCGTCCTGCCGCTTTTCTTCCTCAATGGTGAATGCAAAGCTGGATTCACTGATGTCACCGCGTTTGATCATGGCATACATGTCACGTGACATCTGTGTGTCAACCAATTCCGCCCTATAGTGCAGGCCATGGTCATCCACGCTTAGTTGAAGCGTGCCGTTTTTCGTGCGTGCCATGGGTGGGCCGTCATGGTTCAGCAGCAGCCGCACGTCATCGTCTAGGTGTCCATCAAAGGCAGACGGGTCAATGACCTCACGGAAGTGCCCAATGTTTGTGACCTGATTGAACACGGCGGCATAACCTTCAATCACAAGCCCTTCCGCATCCGCTGCACGGCATTCCGCCGCACGGCTTTCCACGTTGTCGCCGTACTGGGTGCGCAGAACCTGCGCCCGTTCTTCACTCTGTTTGTTCTGTTCCATTGTTTTGGTTCGTCAGTTGGTTTGAATATTCCCCGAACTGATCAAGGGCCACCATATTCACCGGACACATGTGCATGTCCCCCCCGGTGGTGGGGTTCAGGTTCTCCATTCCACGCACCTCATTGACCGACAACCAGCCATGTTGAATGCCCTGCTGATAGAATGCAGCGCGGCCAGCCATGTCACCACGGTGCAGGTCCGCCATGCGGAATGAAAATTCCATATCTGCCTGATCAAAGGTGGTCAACAGTTTGCGGTTCAGTTCCTGTTCGATGCGCCGCGCCCATGGGGTGAGTGTGTGCCGGGTAAATTGCAGCGTTTGTTGTTCCACGTTGTTAAACGTGGACTGCGTGTCCAGCTGAATCAATGACGGCGGCACGCTAAAAATCCGGCAGATTTCCTCAGCCTGCAGCCGGCGCGTGTTGATGAACTGCGCTTCATCAGGTGTGATGCCGATGCGGTTATATCTGAACCCAAACGGCAGCAGCTTTGTGCCGGACGTGGTGGCTGATTTGTTCCAACTCTGTTGGATGATTTGCATCTGCTCAGACTTCAACGGCTGATCTGAACTCAGCACGCCCGTCATCTGTCCACCGTTGCCAAAGTATTCCGCACCATAGTCCTGCACGGCTTTGGACAGCCCGATGTTTTCGCGGTGGACTGCAATGGGTGAGGCCCGGTGAAGGTTGAAGATTTCCAGCACGTCATCAGGCTGCGCCGTGAATTCATTGCGGATGCGGTACACATACGAACCGTCCTTTTCGCGCCGCTCTACATCGTCCGGGTGCAGGATGGTCATGCTGACGGCCTCACCACCGGCACCGCGTTCAATTAGTGCGTGACCGGCACCGCGCAAAACGGCATGCGCAATAATGGTTTCCCAAAATTCATAAGGCGTGCAGTACCGATTGGGCCGCACCTGCGTCACATAATAGCCATAGTGATTGCGCACGCGCTCACGGCTGCGCCCATCCATACGGATCAGGTCCAAATTCAGTTGTGCCAGCGTGCTGGCAATCTTATTGACGCATGCATACACGGCGGCAATACTCATGGCCGTCTTGTCCGTGATGCTCACCCCGGCTTTGGTTGGGGCGTACAACCCCGAATGTGCCAACACTGACGCATAATCATCCGGCCCAACGCGGGCACGGAACAGTTTGGCAGCACGTTGAAAGATATTCGCCATCACGTGCAAAATAAAGGGGGGCCGCCACGTTTGACCACCCCCCTCCACATAACACATGAACCACGCTTCACCATGGCTACAATGTCACAATTTCCAACAGCGGCGCGTCATCCTGCGCCAACTGCAAATGGATGCCCAGCGCCATGATGGATGACACCACGCCGTCCACCTTTTGGCTTTCACTGTTTTTCTTTTTGGTCACCTTCACGTTATCGGCGTCATCGCGGCTGAGGTTGACACACCCAAACTGCCACCGCAGAACATCGTGGCCACCGTGGATGATTTTGCCCTGACACATCAGCCGTTCCATTTCTTTGGTTGGCCAGCTTTGTGATGCATAACCCTGCCCAAATGGGTGGCACTCAATCCCGTCCAAGTACGGCACCACCAAATGAGACAGCCAACGGTCATAGGCCAGCGCGGTGATTTCATACCGGTGCCCCAGCTGCAGAATCCAGTCACGCACGGCCACCATATCGGTCACGTTGCCTTCCGTGATTGTGACCAACCCCAGCCGTTGAAAGGTGTAATAATCCACGCCCCCGGACATGGTGCGGCTTTGGGCCTTTTCTTCATTCACAAAGTGGTGGCATTTGAGATAAAACACCTCAGCATCCGCATCATGCCACAGCATGGCCACCGCAGTCAGGTCACGCGTGCTGGCCAAATCAAGTCCAACGTATAACGGCAGCCGCTGCAGAACGTCATCACCGGGCAAATCCGCACCACCGCGCATGAATTGTTCATCCGTCACCCACGCTGTGGCCGATGATGTCCAAATGTTCAGGTGGAGACGCAGGAACGTGTTGACTTGGCTGGGGTTGTTTTGGCACCGCTTCACTTCCTGCCGGAAATACTCAGGCATGCAAATGCTGCCATATCCC